GCCGCCTTGTGCAGCGGTATTCTCGGCAGTAGTTTCAATGGTGGAAACCTTTAGGGTATCTAGGAAGAGCACGATATCTCCCTTGTAGACGCCAGCAGCAGCGTCATTTTCAAGAGCTTCAAAATATACGTTAGCAACTTCCTTAATGCCATACTTGTCAAAGATATTAACATTATTAGCCATAAAAGTTACCTCCTATAAAATCATGATTTGTCAGAGCTAGCAATGGAACGCATCCAATGCTTTAACTATGATTTTTTTAGTTTTGCGCCCGCGAGGGCGGCTTTCTAATTTATATTAAACTAGTCACGCCAGCCCATCCGCTTTAGCTAATCGTGAAAAGCATAATATGTAATATCCCAAATATTTGTCATATTTAGGCCACAATCATTGATAGCCATGCTACCAATTAAGTCTGAAAGCTTCATATCTGATTTTTCCTATGATGCTTGCCGTGCTTTCGCTCTACGAACTTTTTCGCGATTCGCACGCATTTGCTACTTCAAACGCTTTGTTGCTGGGTCATCATCCTCATAAATAATAATTTCCTCTCCTTCCTATTCAAGAAAGTACATGCGCTTGAGTATACGCTAAAAATCATAAAACTTGGCTTCAGTTAATAAGTGTTTTTCTTCTAGTGGACCTATTATAATTTGTGCGGGTTCTAAAGAAATTGTTGCTTCAGAATGAGTAAAGAATCGAAATGCTTTTTTAAGCGTAAGATTTACTTCCATATCAATTGTTGCCATCAAAAGTAGATACTAAAAATCTGTTACATCTTCTAATAGCTTTGCCATTTCATTATCTCCATTCTTCACTATAGGCTTTTCTGAAGTAAGGAGTCCTAAATACTTTGAAAAATTATCATATCCTTCATCAACAATCTATCCAAGCGTTGCTGGATATACCGCACAAATATCGTCCAATAGAATAGGAGACCCCTTCTAAAATTTTAAAGTATCCGAATCAGTTAAATTCATGAACTTTATAATACATTGAATAGCCGCCAATCCAAGGAGTAAGGGTTAATGGAGTAGCGCTATAAAAATGTACCTTACCGATGCCAGCCATTTTACTCTCATTAAACATAGTATCAATTTCCTACATGATAGCATATGGGCGCAAGGTACGCCCATCTAACAGCCACTCTTCATATGGACATGCTATATCAAAACGAATTGTAGCAATTTTAAATTCTTGATTTCCCATTGTTACAACAAAGTTATCAAATATAGCAGTTATATATGACATCTTTTCTGTGCTATCATCATAAATTTTAGGAACAATTAATATTTGTTTATTGATAAGGTCGGCACCGTCAACATCTGAATATTTTTCTTTATTTAAAGGGTCTCTCACTTGATATTTCAATAGGCGACAAATATTCTAATTTGACATCAATCTATTAGCAATAGTAAAGGTGTTGTCGCCCATGACAGCAAAATGTCTTTGTGTAGGTTCTAGCACAGCCATTATTGCTCACCTCACCATAAAGGAATAATCTTAATGGTTTTAATATAATTTTGCCCATTATATGTTGCCGTTAAGATTATATCATCTAGTTTATTTTTATTATTAGCATGAACAATAATTTCTGGCACACTAGTATTCCTGTAAGGAGTTCCATCAGTATTTAATAATTCTCCTAAATCAGAAGATAAACTATATTCTGCTTCTAGCGTAACATTACCATTTTTAAGCTGATATAATGCTTTTCTATCTAAGCGTAATTCATTCGCACCATCAATAAATGCGGCAAATACAGCTTCATTAGCTTTAACTAGGACTTCAAAACGTTTTTGAACTGCTTTTCTATTCTTAAGCTACATAATAACTGTTTCAATCCCTTCGCTAACCGCACTAATAACACCATCAATAGATTTGCTTAACACAGAACTATTTTCTGGAATAATAAGCTCAATTTCCCATTCATTAAATGTATCTTCTCCAAAATCTGGGTCTAATATATCACCAATAGTATATATTGGCGCAAGAACAGGGAATTTTAACTTATCAGTATCAGCAATATCAACATCTATATCATCATACTAATAATTCACTTTACTCTCTGTTAGAGATAAATAAATGATACCTGGAACACTTGTCCAATCTAATTCAATAAGTGACCAGCCTTCATCTTCTATAATAAAGTTAGTACCACGTTCAATATTCACACGCGGCATAACAATTTCTGCATACTTATTCGGCTATAGAGTAATAAGGTTATGCCAAGTACGGAAATTACCTTTTACTTTATCATCTTGCGAACTAACGACATAAGACCAGGATTTTTGTATCCGTCCGCTCTTATCAATCCATTTAACCAAATAATTACATCTTATAATCCAGAAGGTGCGGTAGGTCCCATTAACCTTACGCTCCTCCTATAATAATATCCATTTTTCTGTAGAACCATTATCTGCACGCCAATTTAAAATATCCCCGACTTTAACGGGGATATCTAAAGCGACGTGTAAATACATTGTTTTTAATTGTTTTTCATCTTTTTTCTCTTCAATGATTCCACTAAAGTATAAACCACGTTCTACAGATAAATCATTTATAGTAAAGGGAGATTGCGCCATCCATTTCTCAAATGAACGAATCCCACCATTTTTGATTACCTCTGCCGTAGTTTCTCCTAAATGATTAATGCGCGAATAATATACATCACGATAATTCATTTATGGTTGGCTCCTCAAGACCGCCGACCAAATTAATACATTCAAATATAGTCTTTCTAAAATACTTATAAGACATATACTTTAAAGTATTTAACTTACCAATCAGCGCCCACCAATTAATACTATTTCCTCTTAAACCATATAGTTCAAGAATAATAGCTTCTAGAAATTTTTCCCATTCTCCATTCTTCTCATATTCACACAGAACACCATAAATGCGGCCTTTGAGTTTGTCCCTGTAACCTTCAAAGGTGACATCAGACATGTTTTTTACCAGCCAACTTTTTAAATATATCCGCAGGTGCGTTTTCGCGCGAGCGGTCATATTTACCTTCCGCCTTATGTATTTCATGTTCTACTGTAGATTGGAGTTTGAGAAGTTTATCTAAATGGTTTGCCTAGGAGAAATCTTTTGAGGCATATAATTGTCGAATGTTTTCCCAACTCGCAATACAACGCTTAACCCATTCATATTTCATATATAATGCTAGCATTTGTATTTCACGGTCAGTAATATCATTCACAAACTAGAAAGTCTGTAACTATGAGGAATCTTCCTCTGGGTCAACTTCCTCTATATCTAAAGCGACACGAGGATATTTAAACTGAGCAATGGCCATCTTGAGAAGTTCTTGCCAATCGCGTTCAACTATAGCTAACTCTTCTTCTAATGTCCATTCATCAGCAGTTATTCGCGCGAGAAACGCGTCATAAACCTTCAAGAAGGGTGTTGCCATTTTTCATCACTTCTCTTCTGCCTGATGCTTCATATTAATAGCATTGATAATATCCACATCGCAGTATTTCTTAATTAACGTTACGAACCCTGGTGCTGTAATACCCTTATGAACTGCGATTTGAACCACGCTTTCCTTTTCTGCAGTAGTAGCGGTAGGAATAAATTTCGCAAAACCAGTCATATCATTTGTATCAAACATTCTTGCGATATCGGTGCTTTCATACACATTTTCAATAGGAGTCACTTGTCTATCTTCTTCAATACCAGACACTTTTAGAAAATGACCTTCTAATAGACTCATACAACCCGGGTCAAAAGTAAACTCACGATATTCTTCCTCTGTAAGAGGAATAGTACGCCCCGGCATTAAATCGCGCTTAAAGCCAATTGAGGGAATACTTAAATAAATCTTAGCAGTGCTAACATTCTTAATAGTAATATTATTCATAAAATAAAATCCTCCTTTTATCTCCAAAAAAAGAAATGGGGCGGGTGAGTTTATCACCCACCCCATTTATATATTAAATTAATTAGGAATTGTAAGTACCATTAGAGAACTGTGGGACTAGAGCCTGGTTGTAAGCTTTCCAGCCAGAACCATCGTCTAGAGCCGCATTGTAATAAATTCCCCAATAATTAGGAGCAGTAAACATACCTACGCCAACCTTTACGTATGCTTGAATACCAAAGGAATTATCGCCTTCATGGTCATTCCATTCGCGAACCTGTGGCTGACCTTCGAAGCCTAATTTAATTAGCTTTTCACGTCCGGCGGGTAGAACATAAGCGAAGGAAGGATTCATAACTAGCTTGCTGTTGGTTTCATCAGTCCAAGACTGCGGCATAACAACGATTGGGGTTCCGAAGAACTTGCCAATGTAACCACGGTCACGGATTTCCTGTACATCAACATCAGAAAGCTTAATCTTGGTATCATAAGTAATAACGTTCATCATTTCAGCTGCGAACTCAGGAGTGCAGTAGATGATTGGGCTGCCATAAGGAGTGATGGTGGTGCAGAGCTTACGCATAGCGGTAATATCGAAAGCATTAGCAGCAATCTTGTTGTTGGCTGGACGACCAGCGGCATTCCAAGAAGCTAGTAAGCATTCCTGTACCATTTCAAATAAGCGGTCTACAATACCTTCCTGTAGAATCTGATATAATTCAGCCATATCCTCTAGACCATCTAGATAACGTTCGAAGTCAACAGTGGTGGCTCCGCCGATAGCCTGTGGATATACGTCGAATCTGTCATGGTCGAGTCTGAAGGTCTCATAGTTACCGGATTCGGTAGCACGAGTTACAAACTGACGACCACGCATATGTCCGCGGTTTACACGGAACTCTAGACGGTCGCCTTGACCTACATAAATGGTCTCGGTGAACATATCTAAAGCGCCCTTAATGGACTGTGGTAGAACTTCCTCTAGATTTTCAGAGAGTAGTTCAAAAATGTCGTACTTATTCTTCTCGAATACGTTACGATTGAAGTGCTGACCATCTTTAGTCATTAGCTTTGCTAATTCATCACGGAGAGCGGCTTCATAATCATAGTTCTCTGCGGCAAATTCAGCAGGAACTTTGCGGCCAAATACGCCGTTCATTAAAATCTGTAGATTATTCATAGTGCGCACCTCCTTATTAGATTCTCATAATCTGATACTTAACGCCTTTTCCGCCGTTAGGTACAGTATAGAATTTTACGATTTTGCCATAGATGCCAGATTCTGGAATTGCGCTTACAATAGCAGGAACAGCGTTAGCTGCGCCAGTACCAGTGGTATCAATAGCGACATATAGTGGAGTGGTGTCGATAGCTTCTAGGGCATCCCAGAGATCCTGTTCAGTAGGATAAGTGCTACCATTGTACTGTAAGCAGTTAGTGGTTACAGTGTCGCCTACGCCTAGTAAACCAACGCGAGGATAATCGCCCTTAAACTTGCGACCAAAGCGTTGTAGACCATAGTGCATGATGTCATATTCTTTTTCTGCGGTATAAACAATACCAATTGGGGCATTAGCGCCGGCAGAAGCGGGAGCCTTAATATCGCCGCTCTTATCGGCAACAACCCACATTCCGTTCTCACAAGGAGCTTCAACGAAGTCATCTCCTAGTGGGGACTGAGAAACTACCATACCAGTCTTTGGGAAAGCTACTTGATTTAGTTCGAGGCTGGCATATAGCTTTTCATCGGGGTTACGATAAGCACCAACAATGTCATTGACATTGGTGATAGGGAATCTTTTCATAGCCATAATTTATTCCTCCTTAATTTCTGCGATATTTTTCCATAAATAACGCGAATTCATTTACAGCAGGTTCTGGTAGTGGTACTTTATCGGTATTGTCACTGCCAGCCAGATGTTTGTTAGAATAGCAAATTGCTAATTTGCTTTCTAATTGCTCATAAGAAAAGTCATTTAAATGTTCACGAATATCATTAATTTCTTCTTCGTCAACATCATTTTGATAACGTTCAACTAAATTATTTTTGCGAGCATTCTCTAATGCTTCGCGTTCTGCCGCATAAGTAGCAATAGTAGCATTTAGCTGTTCGTTTTCTGCGCGAAGAGTATCAATTTCTGCGTTAGCAGCTTCTAACTCGGCAATACGTGCCTGCGCATTTTCAAAATTAGCAGTTACTTCCGCTAGGGAAGCCTGTAATTCAGCAATTTGTGCTGCGAAATCAACAGCGGGTTCTTCCTCTGCTGGTTCTTCAGCGGGTTCTTCGGCTGGCTCTTCAACCGGCTCTTCAGCTGGTTCTTCTTCAGCCGCAGGCTCCTGTTCAGCAGGAACTTCTTCAACAGGTTCTTCCGCAGGTTCAGCCGCAGGCTCAACTGCAGGTTCTACTGCTGGTTCCTGTTCTTCTGGAGCGGGAGTTTCTTCAAATTCAACTGGGGTTTTTACTTCTTCCATTTGATGTTCCCCTCCTTCTGGAATGTTCTTAGCCTCTTCTACTCGCGCCTTCACATCAGCCAAAAGAGAAGAGAACTTCGCATATTGTGTAGTATATTCATCTTGTCTTTTCTCAAAGAAACTAGATACGGAGAAGCAAGGCTCATGAGAACCAATTATACATAATCCCATGATTCTTGCGGTAGTATATACAAAGTATTCTATACCTTCTATATCTGCCCAATCTCCCTCGATAGAGTTAATATCTAATTCCATTGATTGATTTTGACCAACTACAAAATTAGCTTCGTCAAAATACTGATTAAACAATACAACAGAGAATACCGCATATTCACGAGTTTCTCCATCTGTATCTTGGAAAGGCTGCCATCCAATAAAATCTTCGACGTATCCATAAGCACTAGCAAGTGTTGGTCCAGTATGACTCGCCCAATCCTTTGTTTCTGGGTCATAGAACCCAACAACTGGAGTATTGCCTTTAATAGCACTTTCAATTAACTGATTTGCGACTTGTTCAGTAATATAAGAGCCATTGCGATTGCCATATTTGGTAAATACGCCAACATTTAAGCGCCCAAGGTTAGAATTAGGAGACACCTATTCCATAGGAGAAGCGATGATTACACTATCAAAATAAATTGGTACTTGTTTCTTCATAATCATTCTCCTTAGCCCTAAGATGCTATATTGGCCTATGTTTTTTCGGATTTTTCTTCGTCTGGAAGTTCTGGACGACCTCCTGTATTGTTTAAGTCTTTAGTCTTCGTGCTAGTACTTCCTTTTTTCTCCGAAGAAGAACTTTTTTCTTCACCGGTTGAAGTGTAAGAAGACATAAGAGGTATCATCTTTTGGTCCATCTCTAAGAAGTCATTTTCAAAAGTCATCAAGCTAATCTAATCCATTTGCTTAATGCCGCTAGCTACACCTGCGTACATCTTAGAGTAACCATATTGCGCGCCTTGGAAATACTGACTCTAGACTTCTTTTCTGTTAAACACAGTAATTGGAAGGATTTCAAAGTCAAAAGTCAATCCTGTGCGACTGAAACGCGAATTTAAATGAAACTTAATCCAAGTATTATACATATTTAAATATGTTTTCATTAATGATTCGTCTTTCTTTATCATATAGGCAAGAGAAGAGCTATTATCCGCATTGAATAATAGATTGCTTCTGCCCATAGCATCCCACGCGTTCTTACTATATTTCTCTATACGGTCTGCCGATTGAGACGCTGCGGTGGAATCCTATATATTCTCTAAGCTGGTCTCACCAAATGTCGTTAAAACATCGACCGTATCTAAGTCTTGAAGCATTCTTGCGACACCCGCGTGAATATCGGCTACTTCATCTAATTCAAATACTAATTCTCCATCGTTGTCAATAGGCATACGCTGAATTAGGAGTTTATATAACTCATTTTCATCGCGCTTCTCTTCTCGACCAATAGCATCTTTCAATTTGTATAATTCAGGAATACTTGCTATTAATAGCGGAGTCTAATCTTCTGCGAAGCAAAAGGCGACACCACCCGCCGAGGCAGGAATCTCAATCCAAGGATTTTCAAGCTTCTACGCCTTCCATTGACGCCAGGCTTCCTAAATTATTTCTGGAAAGTTTGCTACAACTATCTCTCTTTCAACTTCATCTGAATATCTTTGAACGAAATATTGTAAGTTAAATTCAAGAATATTTAGGTTATTAAAATCTTTATAGCGTGTGCGAGAATATTCAATTGGTAAGTCTGTAACTACTACCTTACCGTTTTTCTCTTGTAGTATGCCGCAATAGATACCACTTTTGAGCCATTCACGAGTAATACGAGTGAATGTATTTCTTATGTCTAAGGATTCAATAAAATTACAAGCATTATAGAATGCTTTAATAATTTGTGTTTTGGAACCTTTACCAGAAGTCTCAAATACTGGAGTTACCATTGTCTCATACAGAGGTAGACTTGCTAAATAGTCGATATTCGCGCGATAGCGGCTATTGATTCTATAGTAATAACGAGATAACTCTCTTATTGCTCTTAAATCACCGCCACGAATAATGTCGTAAATTTCTTGTAATGTGAAATCACGACTACTTACGCCATTGGAACGATTGCCACCCCAACGTGAACTCTGAGGGCGAGAGTCTAGTGGAACGCGATTGATTTTGAATTGTCTTTTCTCAAACATTGAAGCAAAGTTTCTCACTTGCTCTTTTTCCATCAAAATCACCCTCTTTTTGGACTAAAGAAGACATACTAACTACCATTCTTTTTGCGCTTCTTATATATATCTTTATCTTCATAATACTTAACCCTATAAAGAAGGTATTCAAGCGCGGAGAAACGGTCTTTCTCTATTGATTTAGAAATGCGTTCGACTTTGAACTGATTCTATACACCTGTAGGCTTTAGCCGCAAGTTATTCAATTCATCCATCATACGGGAAGTCATTTCATAAGGGAGTAGAAATACTCGCCTATCATAGAGAGTCATCTTCTAGCCTTTTTTAGTCTTTAATAGTTTTTCCTTGACGACGCGTTCATGCGCCAAGAAGGATACCGAACCGTTATTTACTTGAGTAAAGAAATTAGAGTGAATCGCATCATCATTAGATGAACCCGCTTTAATATCATAAATAATGGCTCCATATTCTGGTCTTGGTTCTTCGGTAGGATTCTTCATACCAGGTGGCAAATGGTAATCATTGTTAAAAACAAAGTATGCTGGGAAATTTTCTCCTGTTTTTGGGTCTGTGGAAGGTAAGACCATTGCGTCTAACAGCCCAATACCAGGTCCATTACCATCCATTACAACCTCGCGCGGATGGAAAAGCTCAATGAGCTTTTTAATTCGAGGTGCTTGTTCGGTAATGAAATTTTCTCCATGGATAACTTCAACATAAACAATTTTCTTTTTATAACCATTTGCACTGGGCACTATTTTACCAATAACAATTGCTGTATTGGCGCCATACCTAGCGACGTCAACTCCTATCTGATAATATGTATTTGGATTAGTTGGATTTTCTTGTGCTTTTCGCTCACATTTTAATAAATTTCTATGTTTATTTAATTTCTTTGAATCAAGCCATGCGTCAGAACTATTACCACTCCATATCGATAATGATTCGCGCGCAAAACTCTCTTCGCTGACTGTGGTCGAATATCTCTAATCCAATAAGGTCTATTTACTTAATAAGCCATAATGTAGTGGTACTTCATAGGATAGACCCCATGAGAAGTACTCCGTCGGACGCAATACCGCATTTATTGTAATTTCAATTAATTTCTAATACATGAATACGGTACGTTCTGCCGCAGTAGTAATGAATATCTGTGCCGCCGCAGGTTCTTCAGGATTAACTGTGCCATCCACTTCGACACGTGGGATATTCATTTGCGGCCAAATTACTTCATTAAAGGGAATCTCTTCTATTAGAGCACACTCTTCTAGAACAGCACCTGTCGCACGAAGACCTCTTGAAGTATCTTTCGATATAACACTAATCATGCTTCCATTCTTCAAGTAAATCTCATAATAGTTGGAACTAGATTTTATACCAGTTTTACCATCGTCTGCTCTAGTTTTAAGCTCATTCCGCAATAAAGGCCAATGTCTAAATATTTCCTCGAACTTCGCTTCAGCAATCTTAATAACCGTTCCTTTTGTATCAGATACAATCATGATAGTAGAGTTTGGTAATAGGGTCGCCCGCACAATCGCCGCTAAGTAGGCGCTGAAAGATTTAGAAGTTGCGCGTGTAGCAGTCCAAAAGTGGTACCGATAGCGCATAGAAGCACGCAGAGCTATACGCTAGAAGGGTTTTAAGTGAAAGTTTTTGGCGTCCACCGAATCTTGGATTGCGTCTAAAAATAAATCTGGATATAATATCCAAAGATTTAAATACTTTGTAAATAGTTCTTGATTTGCGTCAAGGTAATCTTTCGTAAGTACAATTCCTTTTTCAATCGGTATACCTTCGCGATATACCATACTTTCCTCACTCATACTCACGTTAAATCACCTTCCAAATCATCCTCTCCTTCATATTCAATATCAGCAGTCTCGTCAAATTCTACTTTTTCGTTCTCAATTTCTTCCAAGCGTTCAGTCATATTGTAACGGGCCTTGCGGTCTTCGACTTGTTCCGCAAAGTTACCTTCATTTACGACTAGCCGCTTAAGATAATTCTGAATATTTTCCATCATAAAGTCAATGGAATCTTGCGGCTCGGCGTGCCAGTTTGGATGCCAGCCTTTCTTACCATAATATACCATAAGCTCGCCAACGGATTCAAAGTCAGCCGCACTTTTGGCATTATTCGCGGTAAAATTACAATCCTTTACGATTTGCGAAATCGCATCCATATCCTTCTTTACATCAACGCCTTCGCGCATACCTTTCTTTACGCGCAATGTTAACTCACATAGGTCGCGAGCACGCTGCTTTAGTATTGGAGTGGATACGTTTTGCGTACCAAGAATGTCATTATAATATTGCTCCAGAAAAAAGAGTTCATCTTCTTTATAGGTCGGTGCCCACTCTTTCTTCAACCTTTTGATTTTCGCTTTATTAATCGCATCAATCTCATCATCTATGACGCCCTCGCTTCGCGCAAGACGCCATCTTTCATTTTCATCTTGCCAAGTTAGAGCCTCATAATGGTCATCCAATAGGGTATTGAAGTAAGCGGATAATGTGTGGTCCTAATGAATTTCATAAAGCTGTGTCCATTTATTAAGGTCAAATGGAATATCCAACCATCTACATAAACGGTCAACTTCACCAAGATTGTCTTGCTTAATCATTGTTTCGAGACATTGTGTACAAAAATAGGAACGTTTGCCTGGGAAGAAAGAGGAAGAAGTAGGCTGGAAACATTCTAGTCCTTTTTCCTACTTACACTTGAAGCACTTGCGTGTCTTTGGAGCGTCTGTCATATACTGTCTGACCTCCCTTTTCAATTCTCATTATTTTTTCACAATCCTTACAATTAGATGAAAAGCCATCTTTGCGGCTGCGGTTTCTACTAAAGAAGAGAATGTCACGGGGTAGCGCTTTGCCGCACTTGAAACAGACTTTCATCTAATCTGGTGGTGTATCAATAAGTAGGCGTTCCTTCTTCGCAACTTCAGCAATTTTTCCCGGAATTTCTTGCGAAAATATAGAACACAAATGATTTTTATTGTATACGATTCCAAATTTGATTTGGAGTTCTTCAAGGATGCTATCATAGGGAATATGGTCAATTTTCATATCAAGAAGGAACTCGCGCAATGGTGTAAAGTTACATAGAGCGCGATAGCGGTCAAAGTCCCATATAAGTGTACAACCATATGTGTCTAACTTCGTACTAAGCTAATCCTTCAACATATCCAAATTGTTTATGAGCGCGCGAACATGATTAGGGTTCTCCCAATCAAAGGTGTGTTTGCGCACAACCCATTTTACCTCTAACATATCCCCCTCCCCTCTTGTCTCATAATCCTTAATATCCTTGGAAACAGAGTTTAAGAGGGTGTTATCGACGCGATGTTTCCATTTCTCGTATGGCATCCAGTAGAAAGCGTCACCAGTCCAATCATAGAATTGCGCCTTGGGGTGGTCGAGTGCAAGGAAATGTAAGGTTGGTTTATATACATCTTTGAGGTAGTATTGATGTCGGCGCAAGTCAATTAGGGTATGTTTCAACTAATATAATCTATAATTGTCGTCAAATAAAAGGGTGCCTTCCTCTGGAGGAATTTTACCTTCAAGTTGTTGAATCCATTTATCTAGGCGGTCAATGGAGTCCCATAGTTCCACCATAAAGGGAATATCGGAGTCACCGGGGTCAATCATTTCCCCTGTCTTTTTATTGTATTTTGGGCGCGATACGACTGGTTTCTTTTTAAGATAGTGGTCACGCTCGTGCGCCGACTTGAGCTGTGTTTGGTCCACAAGTGGATTATCCAGTATTTCATCCAATGAAAGAAGTTTGTCGTCAGTGCGCTTGTAACTACCATATCTCTTATTGCCATCGGTAGTTTCGCCACGTTGAACTGCGTTGAGGCCATTCTCATCTTTTCCATATAATATATACGATGCCATCTATTCTAAATCTGTTGCGTTTGGGTCTTTATCCATTTTATCAATTATTTCACGAACGGCAACCACGCGGTCGGTGTCTCTTTCTATGTCATAATCAAGTGAATAGGCTTTTTTCATTCACTCACCTCCACGGGTTTTCTTTATTTTATTATAACACAAGGGGTAATGGAAAGTCAAATGTTTGATTTTAAAAATTTTCCTACGGTGGAGGGTGGGGAGCGCCCCCATGTAACCGGCCATGTAACCTGGAAAATCCCGAAAGCTAGCCCCCGGGGTGCTGGGTCGCGGCTGCGCTGCCGCTGCCGCAGAAGTTTCGTTTTCTGCCGCGGGCGATGCCGCCGCGGAATTCCATTTTTGATGCGGCCGCGGGCGACCATCCCCCGCCGCAGGAATTCTACAGAAATTTCACGCACCCCCGACCACAAACTAGTACACGAAGTTAGTCATGACTAACTCTATCTTATCCAATGAAGTAGGCGACACTTTAGCACGCTAAAGTATTAAAGCGGGCGGATATGATGGGCAAAATAATATCCGCGGATATTATCCCGCGGATATTATCTGATAGAGAAGATCTCACCCGAAGTACCGGGTGAGAATCTTTTCATTTGTGAGTTCGGCGCCGTTCAGTTTGATCTGAACCTCTTCACCATTGATTCGGGCATCTCCGGCTTTGAAGAAGGGAACGGAGTCTTTCACCCACTGTTCGGCGGTGTACCGTTCGGTGATGATCTTCTCGAACATCTCGCCCTTGTTCCAGTGCGGATCGTTCAGCAGGTCGGCGCTTCCGAGGAGCGTAGCCGCCGGAAGGAGGGCGGCGAGGGCGGCGGTATTGGCGCGGATGCGGATCTTGGCGAAACCGCCCTTCGCGGTGCTCGCGCGATCCATCTTGAAGTAAGCGGACAGTTCGGTGAAGGTCATTCCGGCGACCACATAGAGCAGACCGGCGAGAACGAAGCCGAAGTAGTAGGTGTGGGCGGCGGAGTTCTTGTTGTAGGTTTCGGTCATCCAGTTCTTCATGGTGTCAATCCCCTTTCCTTATCTTCAAGAAGATTATACACCCAACCGGCACAAACTGTCAACCCCTTTTGTCACTTTTTTTTGAAAAAAATTTTTGTACGTACAACTTAAAAATGCGCAGGTCCGCCGTGGGTCCCAGCGTCTTTCGTTCCTCCTCTGATCTGTCTTTATTATACAGGATGCCGGCACGATTGTCAAGCACTTTTTCGCGCCGGCGAAAACTTTTTTTCTTCAGTAGGTGGGCGGTGCGGATCAGTCTCCGCACATGTCCCAACCCCACAGAACGGTCACATACTCACCAGTCAGAGGATCGCGGGCGGTGAGGTCGATCCCGTTCTCGGTTGCCCACATCTCAAAGTCGTCCCAGTCATCCTGTGAGATGGCGTACAGGGTTTCGGCGATCTCGTCGCGCTCTTCCTCGTCGAGGGTGCCGATGTATTCGCGGATGGTCATTGTTTGTTTCCTCCTTCGTTTCGTTCGGGCGTTCCCCGTGACTATAAGATATCATACTTTCGCCGGTTTGTCAACTACTTTTTCAACTTTTTTGAAAAAAAATTTTGACCTTCTCACCAGTTGAGAAGGTCAATCGTTCCTTCGTAGTATGTCTCAATTACTTCATGCTTTTCGTTTTTCCCTTCGGCACAGGCAGGAACGGCACAAGCACAGGAAACGATAAGCAGGGCAGTGATAAAGGTGGCGATGAGGGCGATTTTCAGATTCTTCATTTTAGTTCCTTCCTTTCTTTCGAGGGGTTGTTCCCCTTCCACGGTCTTATTGTAGCACACCGGAACTAATTTGTCAATTACGAGATTATGAACCTTTTGTAACACTTTCGTAACAATTTGCGCGGGCCGGCCATAGCAAATTGTTCGGTACCGAACTATCGAGAATAAGAAAAGGCGGAATTTCTCCCGCCCTTGGTTTTAGTCTTTCCATCCCTTGATAAACTCGGTGACTTCCTTCTTGGTCTTACACCACTTCGACCCTTTGTTCATTCCGCAATACCGCTTGGTGACATAGTACCCTTTGTTCATCTTCACAACGTCCACAGTCTTCATAGCTTTCTTTCCTTTCTGGTTTGTAGGGTGCCCTTCCCTTTCTTTCATCCTTATTATACTATATTCGATGCTACTTTTTTGTAGCGTCTCCGACCGCCTTAGGCGGTCGGATCCTCGCCAAAGAACTCGACCGCGATCTTGCGGATCTCCGCAAGGGTCAGAGCGTAGAGGTTCTCGCCCTCGTAGCCGTTCTCGATCATGTACAGGATCAGATCCATTTTCTCGTTCATCATCATCGTTCCCTCTCTTTCTACGGTCTTATTATAGCATACTTGCCGGAACTTGTCAACACTTTTTTTGAAATTTGTGGAAAGGGTGAACTCGTTTTTACTCTGTTCCTTACCTAAGGTCTTACGTAGCAACTCGCGCCCTGCGGTTTTCCGGATGCCTGACCCTTTCCACGGTCTTATTGTATCATACTTTGTCCCGGTTGTCAACACTTTTTTCAAATTTTTTTTGAAAAAGTTTTGACCGGCGGATTAGGGGATCAGATGATCCCCTTCGCCTTCGCCTGTGCAGTCACTTCGGCCCTCTGCCGTGCAACCTCTTCCTTCTCCCTCTTCCAATAAGAGAAGTCATCAGACATTTCAGCACAGAACTCGTTGCCGTCGAGGATCTCCATCGCCTTGCCATAATCCTCTTTGGTGTTGATTTCCCACTTGCGACCCATCTTGATGATATCCATTCGTTACACTTCCTTTCCTTTTCTGATTATATTATACGCGATCCGGATCAGAATACAATTAGTTATTTGGGAAAAATTTTTCCCATTTTTTACATTCCATTTCTCCGGATCTTCGTATATAATATAACCATCAAGGGGAGGTGAGAAACACGAGGTATTTCGATCCCAACCGCGGATTCGGCGATATCATCGCCGAGGAGGGGGATCAGGTTCTGGTCCGCTTTGATGCGAGCCCCTGGTGCCCCAGGTGGTGCCCCAAAAGGGGTTGAATCCGTTGCTCCGAGGAATAAATCGGAGCCAAAAATTTTTTCAAAAAGTATTGACAGATCCGGGATTCTCCTGTATAATATAACCATCAAGAGAGAGGAGCGAAAGCAAATGTACGAGAGTGATAAGGTGATCGGCACGGACGTGCGCGAAGCGATCAAGTGGATCGACGCGAAAGACCTCTGGGATGAGGTGATCGAGATCGAGAGCGATGCCACGGGAATCGTCACCAACGTGATCCACTAAGTGGATCACGAATTTTTTTGAAAAAATCAAAAAAAGGGGTTGACTTTTTCGCGCCAGTATGCTATCATATAGTCACAGGGAGATGGGTGACGCAAACGGACACTCCCGACGGACCTACTGCCGAAAGGCGGTTCGAGTACACGGGTCCTCAAAGGGGCAACAAAAAAGTCGAGCAAGCGAGAGGGGTGGGAATCCCCTCAAAATTTTTGCTCAAAATTAATTCGGTACCTAACTATCGCGCGGGCCGGCCATATATTTGACTATCTTTGACCATTAATGTCAAAATTTTGACCTACAGGCCCGAACTCATTTTAACTATCGACCGGCCATACGATGGATTGCCCACCGGCCAGTCTCAGCGCAAAATTGTGATTACTGGCCGGCCCGCGCTTTAGCACGCTAAAGCATTAAAGTATGAAAATAAAGAAAAGCGCTTACCAGATTTTCCATTGTCTTATCTGGTCAGCGCCTTGAGGACTTCCACGATCTCGCGCGGTTCGTGCGCTCCCGCGCCCCACGTTGCGCGGTTCGGTTCTTCATCATCGAACAGGATCCCGCCACCGCAAGCCATGTACTTATTGGTACCATATTCGACAACCTTGATCTCGTTCCACTTTACGCTTGCGAGATGCTTGCCGAGCCATTCCCGCTTCGCGGTCGCGACCCGCGCGTTATATTCAGCGGGCGCGTTTTCCGCCGTCCAAGAGATGATTCCGATCTCGTGACCGTTCGCCTGTGCCTTGTTCAGCAGGCGGGCGATCAAGGCGAGATTTCCGATCCCGCGGGCGATCTCGTAAGGGCGAGTATCGCGGGCGAGAATCGCGGGCAACCAGTCGCGCACTCCGTAGAGGTCGGCGATCGTGCCATCCATGTCGAACCAGATCTTCATTCGGTAACTCCCCCTTTCTGATTATATTATACTCAATCCGGAGCTAAAGTGAATAGCAAATATGGGAAAATTTTTTACCAAATTTCACATCAAATTTTTTTCAAAAAAGGTGTTGACATTTCTCTAAGAGTATGCTATTATATAGTCACAGGGAGGAACCACAGTCAGCAAGGTCTCGCCTCCCGCCGAACCCACCGCCTCCTTGGGAGATACGGTCAGGACACGGGTTCTCAGAGGTGCGAATAAATAAAGGAGGGTCTGTCAAGCGAGGGAAGCCCGACCCCTCGTATTTTTATAGGAAGCAGTTAGTCACGACTAACTCGTTGTGCCGGCCGGCTAAAACAATTCGGTACCGAAACAATAATTTCGCTCTACAGGCCCGAATTCGTTCATCCATCGACCGGCCGTACGGTAGTGCCTCGCGCCGGCCCGTCTCATCGCAAATTTTCGGATATGCCTACTGGCCGGCGGGAAGGTCAAAGTCAGTCAAAGTCAAAATTGGCCGGCCTGGCCACGAGTTAGTTATGACTAACTAACTTCCAGGGCCAGGGCACTTTAGTACGCTAAAGCGTTAAACCCACCTACCTAATAGGTGTGCGTGTGAAACACGCGAGGTACCTCACCACGTGAGGTACATCGGCAGCCGATATACATCGGCAGATGAGGTAAATCCACACGTAAGGCATATTACAGAAGTATTACAAGATGTTACAGAAGTATTACAAAAATGGATCTGCCAGCGGCAAATTTGTTAAGACTTTCGTAACATTCTGTTAGGAATTTTGTAACAATTATTAACAGAATTGTGTTGACTTTCCGGCTCAAGTATGCTATACTTTAACCATCGAAAGGGGGTTTCCGAAATGACGATGACCGAAATGATGAACCGCTACAACGCGCGGAGCGCGTCCCACACTTACGCGCTCGGATTCGTGTGCGGTGGCAACCTGTACGCCACAAAGCTGAGCTTCACCGAGCTGAGCCGTTACTTCAAGCTCGACCGTGCAAGCTCCAAGCGGGGCGGGTTCGCCAAGATCCGGATTAAGCTGACGAGCGCGGACCGTGCCGAGCTGAGCCTCACGGCTGAGCTGATCGGAGCTGAGAGCCTGCTCGTCAAGGACACCGCCCACAACAAGGGCGAGAACTTCGAGCGGGAGCTGACCGAGCGGTGGACAGCTGAGACCTGGGTCAAGGACTCCGTCCCCTTCTGGATGGCGGGCGACATCAAGGTCAACGGCGAGAACGTTCAGATCAAGCTTGACGGAGCTGAGCTGACCAACGAGAAAATCCTCGAGCGGATCGGGGCGTAAGCCCCCGCCCCTCGATGGTGAAAAAATGTAGCATCGAATAAGCTATAATGAGAGTGTGAAAGGGGAGTTGTGAAATGACGTTTCTGATTTGCTACCACGGCGAAAGCTACCACCTCGATATCGAGGACCTGTCTGACCTGCAGTCCCTCGCGGACAAGTACGGGTGGGTCACCCTCGAGGTTGACTTCCACAACATGGTCATCACCGTAAGGTGATGACCGTTTGCGGGCCGGCCAGCTAGTCATCACTGGCCAGCTAATAATCATATCATGGCCGGCCCGCCCGATTTGTCAAATTTGGTTGAAAATTTTTCCAAATTTGCTATTCCAATGCCCTATGGGGTGTGATATAATTCATACTGTCAGGAGGGGATGCGGACCCCAGCCCCTCCAAGGGACGCCCGCTGAGAGCCGAGCAAGGGGACGCCAAGTGGCAAAGTACAAGCCTTCCAGCGAGCAAACTCCCGAGTACAGCTAAGCCTGCTAAACGCTGGTCAGAATGCAGTAGGCACGATCCGCTCGATATCGTTGACGAAATTTCGAGCAACCCCTTGACAAGCAGACGCCCTTCTGCTATAATAAGGGCACAGGGAGAGGGGCAAAGCCCATACAACACCCATAGGGTGGGGTGCGACCCACGAGAGTCCGTAAGACCCTAGCAAACCTCCCACCGCGTGCCGAAGTCATGCTGCGCGGGATATAAATGTGAGGCAGCAGCAGGGGAGTCCATGGAACCCCGAGGTTGGCATGATGTGGACAACGACCTACCGAGGAGGTAGGTCAATTTTCTGGCCGGCCCGCCCCACTTTAGCACGCTAAAGTATGAAAGCAAAAATTTTTTTCAAAAATTTTCGCAAAACCCCTTGACAACCGGCTTCAACAAGCGTATAATGAAGGCACAGAAAAGGAAAGGAAGGTAACGCAAGATGACACTGACCGAGATGATTAACCTCTACAACGCCCTCACCGCCGCCGATGGCTACATTGTGGGATTCGTCCTCAATCATCTCCTGTACTATGTACGGTTCGATGGTCACCTCCCGACCGAAATCCTCAAGTTCGACCGTGCCTCCTCCAAGCGGGGCGGGATGGCAAAGGTTCGGGTTCGCCTCGGATCGGAAATCCGGAAGGCTCTGGTAGCCAACGGACGGGCGGTTCTGATGGGATCGGAAACCATGCTGATGACCGCTGACAAGTGGAACAAGGGCGAACGGTTCGAACGGATCATTACCGAAACCCTCACCGCTACCGAATGGGTCAAAGATTCAATCCCCTTCAACGTGGCGGGTGATATCGAACTGAACAGTCAGCAGATTCAGATCAAGTTCGATGATGCCGAACTCACCAACGAAAAAACCCTCAGGCGGGTAGCCGCCTGAGGATGGTGAAAAAATGTAGCATCCCCTGTGCTATAATAAGACTGTAAGAAAGAGAAAGGAAGGTAACCCACTATGAAGACTCTCGACATCGTAACCCTGTACGGACACTACTACCTCACCACTCGCTACAATGGGCGCGCCCAGAACCGCGAGTACTTCAAGACCAAGACCGCGCTGAACGCGCGGGTCAAAGAACTGAAGAAGGAAGGCTACGTCCTCGCGGCGTAACCTCCCGCCCTCGGCGGGCCGGCCCGCGATCCAAAAAAATTTTTTTCAAATTTTTTTGAAAAAGGGGTTGACATTCAGCCGGAGATATGATAACATATAGTCACGGAAGGAAAGGAGGTCGATAAGAACGACCATCATGGCGACCCTCGCGGTTAACCACTTCGAGCCTTGCTACAAGGGCGGGCTCTGGTGGGGCCACGGATCGCTTGTATGGGGCGACACCATCTACGTCTGGAGCCTCGGCAATGACCTGTACAAGGTCACGACCCATCACTGGTTCTACGACCAGTACATGGATCCCGTCGAGGAGAGGGAAGAAACCCTCACGCTCCACGGCGCACAGGTGCTCGAACTTGCCCTTGGCGGTGAGTTCCCCATCTGGCGGTACCGCTACCGCGGTTGAGTCTGTGGCCCCGAGGATGCAATCGGGGCAAGGGGAGGCTCCTGCCGAGCAAGACGGCTAATCCCCACATTAAAGACCCGGATCATTTGATCCGGGCGCATTTATTTTCTGGCCGGCCAGCCGAAATTGTTACGAAATTATTACAAATAGTTAAGAAAATTGTAACAAATTTATACTTGATTTCGTAACAAAATTGCGGTATAATTACTACAGAAAGAGGAAAGGAAGGTCACCCAATGAAAATCACCGCTAATGTTCAGAATCTCCCCACCGATATTGACAAGTATTTCGCCAAGAACAATGGCGTGCTGTGGCTCGTAGTCACGCCTTTCGAGGGCGAGCTGTGGTACTACAGCCTGTGGTATACCGAAGCTGAAGCCAAAGATGCCGCTTTTGCTGAGTACAGGATTGTGCTGAAAGCTGAGGTGTAAGTTATGACTATCACTAAATTCGTTGGCTACTCTGGAATCTGTGTTCTGTTCTTCGGCTTGCTCGGTCTGTTTTTCCACCTCGGCTTCGGTCCGTTCGCCGTTATCCTCGGTACGGTTATGGCTCTCCTCGCTCTGTGGAATGATAGCGGAAAGTGATTCGGTACCGAATCATTTTCTGGCCGGCCAGCCGAAAAGTTAACAGAATTGTAACAAAAATATACTTGAAATTGTAACAATTATATGGTATTATATACTTGTCCGAAGGGGACAAGAAAGGAAGGAATTTGAAAATGACAACTCGGAAATTCGCGGATCACAAGTACGCACAGGCACAGATTAATACCTACTCCGATGGCTCTCAGGCTCTTCAGTCCTATTCCACTATCGTGGTTGAAATTGACCCCGAAGGTTGGTTGAAAGTCAACGGTCTGTACAGCATGACCACGATCCGCCACATCGGTTGGTTCATGCGGGAGCTCGGTTTCACATACCAGCTGGCAAAACAGCTGTACAATGATCAGAAAGAGTTCAATATTTATACAGGAGAGGTGATCGATCGTGATTAAAATTATTGAACGTGGTACCCCACCCCAACGCGCCTTTCACTACCGCGTTACTTGCACGAACTGCAAGACAATCTTTAATTGTGATGTTGATGATTGCGGTGGTAAAGTAGTCGCACATGGTTTTGTAGCCCACGCAATCCCTTGCCCAGTATGCGGATGGACTTGCTATGATTGGCAGGGCGGTTGTGATGAGTGGTCAGTCATCCATGACTGACCCGCGCCGGCTGAAATTTTAGCCGGCCCGCAAAATTAACAGAATTGTAACAATTTTATACTTGATTTCGTAACAATTTTCTGGTAGAATAAGAGTGTCGAAAGGGAGGAATGAAGAATGGATCGCACGTACAAGAAGGATGCCAGTTATCCCCACCCCACCAACTACAACCACAACCGCCACACCAATCACCGTGGTCTGCGGAAGCGCATGGATCGGCGCGATCGCCGCAAGCTGAACCGCGAAGTTGCGAGCTGGGAGGCGGTTTAATGGCGATGCGAGCTGGATACAAGCGCCATGACGAGCTGGCTGCATGGGATCTCAATGCGAGCTGCAGGCGCTGGATCAATCAAGACTCCCCTGCCAACCGCAAGCTGAAGAAAAAACTTCGGCGTCAGGCAAGAAAAAAGCTTGACAGGCTGGCGCAAGTGTGATATAATATATGTGTAAGAAAGAGAAGGAGGATCTCAAGATGGAAGATTTTGAACTGGATCTGTATGGCGATGACTACGACGAAGAAGACTACGACTACGATTGGGGCTATAACGAAGACGAGGGCTTTGACCCCTACGCTGGTTGCTACACTTGGGACTGCTGAGGAGGGATAGCATGAAAACTTTCTTTGAATATGTATGCGATCGCGGAATCGACATCCCCGAAGGGAACATCCCAGGCGAATGGTTCGCCAAACATGGATACCCGATGGTAGTTCGGTGTGCGTGTTGTGAGATGACAATGGCAATCCCGACCGCATTGATTGACGATGAGGGTTACACCTATTGCCCCGACTGCGCGGGCGAAGGTCAATAAGTAGACTTCGGTCTACTTGCGGGCCGGCCCGCAAATTTAATAATTTTGTAACAATTTTGTGCTTGACTTTTAACATATTTTCCTATATAATAAAGGTACAGAAAGGGGATGTAAGATGTGAGAACGATTTGGTGGGACATGGATGGAACGATTGCGAACCTGTATGCGGTTGAGAACTGGCTTCCGAAACTGCGTGCGGAAGATGCTTCTCCGTACATGGAAGCTGAAGTCATGTGGAACATGAGCCAGCTGGCTCGACTGATGAACAAGGTTCAGAAGCTCGGCTACAAGCTCGGCATCATCAGCTGGACAAGCAAGGGCGGCTCTGCAAGCTACAACAAGGCGGTAGCTGAAGCGAAGGCGAGCTGGCTTGGTCAGCACCTCGCAAGCGTCAAGTTCGACAAGGTAGTCATCGTCAGCTACGGTACACCGAAAAGCCTTGTAATGACCGATGAGGATGATATCCTGTTTGATGATGAAGAGCAGAACCGTGACAACTGGCTCGGTCAGGCGTTCGAGCCTGAGATGATGATGAAAGTGTTGAAAGCATTGATTGGGAGGTAAAAATGAAAGACCCACATTTTTATACAGTAAAGGATTTGATTGAAGTATTACAAAGTGCTCCCGATGCCGATCAATTTGTTTTAATTGAAGGTTTTGACGGAATGGAAAATGTCCGCTATGTAACCTTTGACGAAGATGGCTGCCCTGTTATAGCATCAGATTAAGGACATTAACGCCAACTAACTTCGCGCCGGCCCGCCGATTGTATACAGTATACTTTGAAAAAAGTGCTTGACATTTCTGAAATTTCTGCTATAATTATATATGTCAGAGGGAGAGAGAGCCAAGCAGGTCACAGACCACAGTGCCTCCTCCCAAATCTGACAAAAAATACTTGACATTCTCACAGAAATGTGATAGAATGAATATGAAAAGAGGAAGGAAAACCTCACAAACCAGAAAGGGTTTTACCATGAAGAAAGTCACCATGAACACCATCCTGTCCCTCATCGCCACCATCGACACTCCCGAAGCCGAAGCGGTTCGGAACGAGCTGACCGCCGAGCTGAACAAGGGAGCTGAGCAGAAGGCTCAGAACGCCACTCAGTACGAGCTGGCGAAGGACATCGTGCTGAACGCCCTGTCCGATACCCCTGTGACCATCGCCGAGCTGTACGCTGAAGTGGCGAACGAACTGCCCGAGGGCTTCACCAAGTCCAAGGTTCAGTACGGCATCTCCCACTACTGGGCGACCGAGGTGGTCAAGCACGAGGGCAAGGTCAACGCCTACACTCGGGCGTAATCCCTCTTTTCCTGCCCCATCCCCTATGGGATGGGGCAATTTCATTTCGTTTTGCTTTAACACTTTAGCACACGAAAGCGGGCCGGCGCATTCCCAAAATTAAAAAGTGTTGACAAATAAAAAAACATATGATAGAATATAATTGTCAAAAGGAAGGATACCTTATAAACCAGAAAGGATAACTAAAATGTATAAGTATCAGGAAGAATTTGAGAAAAGGTATAGCGTTTTGCCTTGGACAGAATGGATTCGTGTCACTAAAACCATTTGTGAAATTGAACATATTAGTCCTACTCCTCGGCGTTTTCTGCAAATGATTAAAGAACAGTTTCTCAATGGAGCTTCTGCTAATCTTAAAAATAATTTTGACAGACATTATGAAGTTACACTTGATGGAATCAAATGTAAAGACAAGCTTTCTGCGGTAGATTCCTTACCTGTACTTAAAATGCCTTGTATTGATTGTGATTACAATGGTGCTGGTATATATTTCGTTTCTATGATTGGTGTTACACCTGATAATCATAAATACTATTTAATCAAGAACGGAAAAGCAGACCATGTTAAAGATAGGATTAAGCAATATGCTTCCCATAATCCAATGATTTACCATAATAACTATTATTTGCCTGTTAACTGTGCAAGTGAAAATATTCTTACAACAGAAACAAATTGTCATGAATATATTGCTCGCAAGGCTTATGCTCGTGCACAAGGCACTAAAGAATGGTTTTATGTGGATGAAAAAACTTATTATGAACTGTGCGATATATTCGCAGATCCTAATAATTTTCGTGCAATCGGCAACGGGGAGATGTAATCTCCTCGCGCCGGCCCGGAATTTGTACGTACAATTTTGTATACAGTATTCTTTCAAAAAAATACTTGACAAAAAGTCAAATTTTTGATATACTTATACCGAACCAAGAAAGGAAGTGTGTAGTATGGCAAGCAAAGCTCAACTGGAAACAAAACTGCGGATGGACATGATGAATCGCATCGTGAAAATGGTCAACGATGAACTCGGTACGGATGGTCTGGTCGTGAGTGCGAGTGAAATCGCAATCCCCGTACTGGATGAGGAGAACAACGAAAAATTCGTTCTCGTGAAGGTCAGCATCCCTCGTGGCACTCGGAATGGTGAGGGCGGTTACACCCCTTACGATGGCTACGCCGCCGCCGAAATGTATGCCGATGAAATCGCAAGCAAGGCACAGGAAAAGGCGGTTAAAAAGGCTATGAAAGAAGCCGAAAAGAACAAGGGCAAGCGTAAGCAAAAGGAGGAGGAGTAATCCATGATGTACAAACAGGTCAAATTCTGTACCCCTAATGTCGATACTGTAGAACGCAAGAAAGACGCCTTCGGTGGCATTGCGTACTATGAAAGTGAACTCGACAAGACTCCCAAGTATATTATCTGTGGGTGTTGTGGTGGCTTGTTCGTGCCAAAGGACTTCGAAATCATTCGTGTCCTTGAGTGGATCCCTATCTCCGAAGAAATTCTGGGCGAGTAATCGCCCATTTTCTTTATCATAAGTTGTCCGTACAACTTCGCGCCGGCCAGAAAGTTAGGCGTGCCTAACTTCCCAGACGTTAGCAGAAAAGGCGTAGTCAACCACAGTCAGCTTGCCCTTCAGCCTACCATAATTTTCGTAGTGAAGGTCATAGAAATTGTCGTTGAGGTAGTCGCTTTCCTCTGCGGAAAGTTCGCTCTCTTCCCACGCTTCATTCCATCCATTGTACCGCATACCAATGTGGTCAACTCTCGGCATGATGTAGAACACGCACTCGTTAACCATTACAGGTGTAACCTTGGCAAACAGATGGGAGTAACCATCACGGCGGACCTTCTGATAGGCACGATATTCGTCCTCGCACCCACCGAAGATGGCACTCTTGCGACCATAGTCAATCTTGAGAACATAGTCGGAAGTGATGAGGGCAACACGAGTCTGCCCATAGGCAACGCAAACTTTACGGCACTTTTCTTTATTGAAAGTGTCCACAGCACTTTCGTACTGTTCGGGAGTCCGACAGTTGTGAACGAACGGATAAATCTGATGGGCGAAGTGACGAGCACGAACTTCATAACTGGATTTCATTTCTGAATCCCCCTTTCCTTTACAACCTTATTATAGCGGATATTATCCCAAAAGTCAACTCCTAAATTATTACAATTCTATTACATTTTGGGCGGGCCGGCCCGCGAATTGTATACAGTATTCTTCTAAAAAAGTACTTGACTTTTGCGGAATTTATGCTATAATATAATTGTTCCAAGGGAACGGAAACCCAAGTTAAGGGTTCGGAAAAATTTTGAAAAAAAGTTTTCCCAAACACTTGACAGGAAGCAGAAATTCTGCTATAATAAAGATGTTCCAAGAGGAACGAAATAAATCTCGCAGAGTGGCACTGCGAATCTCAACTGCCACGAATTGAAAGGAGTTCATATGAACGCTAACGAAATCCTCAACTCTATCCTGTCCCTCGAAGGTGCGACTATGTGTCGTCAGAACAAGACCAACTTCGTGGCTATCCCGTGCGAAGATGGCATCGTGAAGGTCAATGTGGGCGTGGCTCTCGCCAAGGACACCAAGAACCACAAGGCTTTCAACTTCGATGCCGCTAAAGCCGAGTACAAGGCTTATGTCGCAGAGGTTGCTCGGAAGGAAGCGGAGAAGGCTTCCAAGCCTGTGAAAGTTAAGGGTGTGAACGTTGAAGCCCAGGCTCGGCGTGATGCTCTCGACAACGCTATCGAAGCGATGCCTTCCTTCACGGACTTCACCGCGACTCAGGTGATGGATGCTCTCGCAGGCGTGATTGCCGAGAACACCACGGTGATGGCGGTTGGTTCGTCCGCTATGCGGATGGTCGAGAAGGGTGTCCTCACTGTCCGCAAGGACGAAAAGGGCAAGAAGTTCTACACCAAGGCGTAATCCTTGGGTAGACTCCCTACCGAAACCCACCCTCGCCCCAGTTCGGAGCGAGGGTTTTCTTTTTGTGTATAATGTATACTGTATACAGGGGCGGGCCGGTCAATGCGCCGGCCCGCAAATTTAATACTTTTGTAACATTTAGGGGTTGACATTACCAGCTTTTTCCTGTATAATCATAAGTGAAAAGTGAAGGAAACACTACAAACCAGAAAGGACAAATGATGAAAGACTTGTACATGGTGTTTGACACAGAGGTTGCGAATTGCCCTAAAATTGATGGGCAGCTTGATGTCGCAAATGGGCAGGTTTACGACCTTGGAATACAAATTGTAGACAATGAAGGCTTCGTCTACGATGAGTATTCAATCGTGAATGAGGATGTATTTTTTGGTATGCCCGAAGCGATGAAGGAAGCATACTTCGCCGATAAGATTCCCCAATATCTTGAGGATATGCGGATGGGTAAACGCAAGATTTTGAACACATGGCAGATTTACAAACTCATTCGGCAGTTGTGCGAACAGTACGAAGTCAAGGCTTGTATTGCTCACAATGCTCGTTTTGACTTGAAAGTTCTCAATGCGACCCTGCGGTATCAGACAAAGAGCAAGCGGAGATGGTTTTTCCCTTATGAAATGCCGATTTGGGATACGATGAAGATGGCAAATGATACTATCTGTAAGCAAAAGCGTTACATTCAATTTTGCGAAGAGAATGGTTACATGACCAACCACGCCACACCGCAGGTACGCAAGACTGCCGAGATTATTTGGCGGTATCTGACTGATGACAACACTTTTGAAGAGGAACACACAGGGCTTGCTGATGTTGAGATTGAAGCACAGATTTTTGCCGAGTGCGTTCGTCAGCACAAAAAGATGGAGAAATTGGCAGAGTTGGACGAGGGGGATATGTAACCCCTCGCCCTCTCATGTAACTCGCCCATGTAACCGCGGGCCGGCCAGCCGATTTGTACGTACAACTTTGTATACAGTATTATAAAAATTTTTCTATTGACTTTTTTATACGGATATGATATAATATATATAGTGAAGGGGAGAAAATTTCCTAAGAAATACCCCTTGACAAACCGAAAAATGTGTGCTATAATACTTGTGAAAGGTGAAGGAAACACCGAGAAAACCAGAAAGGATAAAGCATATGGCAAAAGTTACCAAAGCAATCGTAGACAAAGACCTCCGTGACCGTGTATTCGATGACCTCATGAATGGCAAGATGGGCATTGACTTCCACAAAATCAATGACCGCCAGTGGGGTGCGTTGCTCGTTGACCTCAATGGCGAAATGCGGTATGTCCGCATCGGTGCTATCGTTGCCGAAGTCCGTGAGGATATGGATGCCGAGGAACTGATGGTCGCCGAGTGCGAAGCGTACAACGCCAAGCAGGCAGAGAAAGCCGAGAAGGCGAAGGCGAAAGCCGAGAAGATTGCCAAAGACAAGGCGAAGCGTGAAGCCGAAAAGGCAAAGAAAGAGATGGGCGAGTAATCGCCCTTCCTTTTTATTCCAACTTGTCCGCACAACTTCGGGCCGGCCGCGAAATTGGGTATTGACTTTTTCATTTTTATCTGATATAATACTTATAGAAAGAGAAAGGAGCTAACCACCATGAAGATTGAATGGACTAACACTTTCACAGTTGATTTCGATTTGGAACAGGCAGTCGAAGACTTCCGCTCCATACTGGAATGGAACCCCGAAACAGACCCCGACTCCGCTATTTACCATGCGGTAGAAGCCAATTGGGCTTGCGATGGTGAGGAATATATTGATACCACTCCTGGTATCGAACTCGCCGCAAAAGCAGTGCGTGAAGCCATCGGTGGCGTACAGATGAGAATGGAGTTGGATTAAGATGGAAAAAGTAAAAGCCTTCTTCGGTATTCAGATGCCGTATAAGTTTGAATGGAATGACCTTCGTGCGAGTATTCAAATCCTGAATGTCGCCTTAATTATGGCATTTGGACTATCTGTTTCTTGGTTCGGTTTGGCTCTTGCTGTTTTCGGTCTGTGCAAAGATTTATCCCAGCATCGGCATATTAATGATGTAGTGCTTCACGCTACAAGTGTCGTTCTCAATATTCATTTTCTGATACTTTATTACGGAGGATAATATGAAAAAACATATGGTAAAGCGGTTAGTATATATCGGGGCTAATGATAAACTTATTGGCAATACTGAATACGATGGACATTTAACCAATGATAATATTCTTGGGTCAGTTCACGAGATAGGTAAAACCGCGTGGATGTACGGACATTTATGGCTTTTAAAAGATGATGTGCCAACATATCGGATTGAGGTACAAGAATTTTATCATCTTACCAAACGTTGGTATGAAAGACTTCTTGACGCGGTTAAACGTATCTAACCGCGCCGGCCCGCCGATTTAACAAAAACTTAACATTTCTGTTATTTTTTTGTAACAAGTTTATGGTATAATAATCATGTCGAAAGGGAAAGGGCGAGCCGAGAAGCGGACTCGAGTGGCGAACAAAAAAGTTCGCAAAACCCCTTGACAAAAAGCGAATCCCATGCTATAATAGGGATGTAATAAAGGAGAAGGAAACTCCCCAAACCAGAAAGGCAAACGCTATGAAGAAATCCACCCTCCAGTCCCTCGTTAACTACCTCAATGGTGAGACCGTGACCAACATCGCCGATATCAAGGCTGAAATCGAAGCCGAACTGGCGAAGGGTGCCGAGAAGGCTCAGGCGAACCGCGACCTGTACGCTCAGGCTCACGATGTGGTCATCGATGCCCTGTCCAAGGTGACCGCTCCTGTGACCATCGGCGAACTGTACGATGAGGTCGCCACCGAACTGCCCGAAGGCATGACCAAGGGCAAGGTTCAGTATGCGGTGACCCGCCTGTGGTCTGACGAAATCGTCAAGACCGAGGGCAAGGTTAACACCTACTCCCTGCGGTAATAAAAGGAGAGGGCTTTGCCCTCTTTTTTTATTTCATTTTACTTTCGCACTTTACCATGCTAAAGCGGGCCGGCGCATTGTAATCCTATAACTAGCCGGCCCGCGCATTGTATACAGTATCCGTTAGAAAAAGTAGTTGACAATCAGTGAAATTTCTGATATACTTATATTGTTCCAAGGGGAGAGGAAAAGACAGCCTAGCCGAAACTGAGTGGAGTAGGATTTAGGAGCCACGAGCAAACCTCACTTGCAAGTCCCCAACGAACGAAAAAAGTTTGAAAAAGTCGAAAAAAAGACTTGACAAACACCAAAATCCATGATATACTAAATACGTAAAAAGGAGAACGACACTCCACAAACGAGAAAGGGTAACCACTATGAAGAAAGTGACTCTCGAAACCATCCGTACTGCTCTGCTCGATGCTGGTTATGAATCCACTGACCCTGTAATGGTAGAGATTGATACCGAACTGAACAAGGGTGCCGCTCGGAAGGAAGCGACCGCGAACGCTTACGAAGCGGCGAAGGATGTTATCCTCAACGCTCTGGGTGATGCTCCTGCGACCTGCTCTGAAATCTATGAAGCCATCAAAGGCGAACTGCCCGAAGGCTTCGGTCGGGGCAAGGTTCAGTACGCTCTGACCAATCTGTGGCAGGATGCCATTGTGAAGGTCGACGGCTCTCCGAAGAGCTATCGGCGGAACTGGGACAAGTAATCCCAGTTCCTTCCCCTTGGGGTGTGCCATATATTGGGTTGGCACTGCTACGCAGACCCGAGATGTGAACAAGCGTAGCTATATACAGAACGTGGTGCTAACGGTAACACGCTTGCCCAGGGAGCAAGAGATGCGGTTCGAATCCGACATTTTGTACACATTCCCTTCCCTTTCCTTTCTTGCCCCGCTAGTGCGGGGCACTTTCTTTTATGTATTACTTTAGCACGCTAAAGCGGGCCGGCCATGTACTGAATGGTCAAAAATTTTACCAAATTATCAATTGTTTTTCGCCATAAATCTGATATAATATAATTGTTCCAAGGGAACGACTTCCCCTTAAGTAGTGGTAGACGGATACCAAGGCGTCAATGGTAGAACGGAAACGAACGAACAAGAAAGCGGGTCTCCTTGTGAAAAGAGGTGCTGACGAGTGCCCCATCCACCGCAAGATGGAATTGCGGTGTAAAAACCTTGCGAGGCGTGGATGTGGTTAGAGGTCATCGGGAACAAGCCGATGTGTAGCAAGGCAACATTGAGTAGGCTAACTGCTAATGACACTACTCCCAGTTTAAGGATGTGGTCGGGCGTTCCGAAGGCAAGGTTTCATGCGCCCATCCAATGCCATCACTAACGACCTTCGTGATGGCTAACTGGCCGGCCCGTTATTTAACAGAATTGTAATAATTCTGTTATTTTTTTGTAACATTTTTATGCTATAATAAGTATGTTGAGAGGAAGAGGAAAAGGAAACCGTTTTAATCTCCTTTTACACGGAAGGTAACACAAGCCGTAGAATGGATTGGAGTACGTGGTTGGAGCAAACCTTACTTGCAAGTCCCTCTTGACAAATATGAAAAAAAGTGATATAATATCACTGTAAGAAGGGGAAGGAACAACCCCACAAACCAGAAAGGTAACAGTTATGACAGAAGCAGTAAAGTTCGCCCTCCAGTATCCCTTAATTGTTGATGCTAAACACACCTTTGAAAGAGTAAAGCCTGTATTGGAAGAAATCTTCAAATACAAGGAAAGTGGCGAACGCTTCACAGCCGCAATGATTGGCGAAGCCCTCATGGGTGAGAAGTATCATGAAACAAAGCCCTGTCGTACTCGGTATGGCAAAATGGCTAAACTTCGCACGCCCGAAGCGATGAGTCTGTCCTCCACCATTGGTCATGCACTCGGTAAACTGCGCGACCGTAAGATGGTAACGTACACCACCGAAAGAGATATGGCGCATCCCCATACCTTTGAGGATTATGCTGATGTGTATACCTTGAATGGTAGGGTGCTTCCTGACAATGTAACTGTCACTCTGGCAGATGGTACAGAAATTGAGATTCCTGCTTCCTATGTAAAGGGTGCCAAACTTGAGTATACCAAAACAATGGTAACCAAGTACCCTTCGGTTGAATGGTACACCTTCAAATAATGAGCGGTGGGACAAAACTGTCCCACCCTCGCGCCGGCCGCGATTTGTAACAAAATTTTAACAATTTTTCTACTTGACTTTTATTAAATCCCGAGTATAATAATAAGTGAAAGGAAGGTAATGAGGTATGAAGAAGAAAGCAGTAGTCAAGACCTATGTAGACATTTTCAAGGGCGAACGCAAGTCGTGGGGCAATGTCAACCCTGTCACTCGTGTAATTCCCGACAAACGGTTTAAGAAACCGAAGTATAAGAAAGGATGGGATGATTAATGAAATGCCCTCATTGTGGTGGAACTCTTGAAATCTATGAAGAATGGTGCGACATTCGTGATGGCGAGTTTGTCCGCACAGAAGAGCATTGGCAATGTCTTGATTGCCACGATACCTTTTCACGCAAAGCGATTTATAAACTTGATATGGCAGGAGAATTAGAAGAATGAAGATTTATACTGTAGTATGGAATAATACTGATGCCGATAGCTTCGCAATTGGTGCTTTCTCTACCTATGAACTCGCCCTTGAAGAGTGTCGCGTTTTCGCAGACTCTTGTGAGTACAAGCAGAATGATATTGACAAATTCAGCGATGACGAAACTCGTGTATACTTTGAGAACGAGTACGGTGAACCGAGTGGCTTCGCAGACATCTCTACCCTTACTCTTGACGAATTTACTTATTAAGGAGTGATACTATGAAGAACGTAACTCGCAACTATTACGTGCCTCGTAACGAAATCGGTCGCAACATCATCAACCGCATCATCGACAAAGTCGGTTGTAGCGTGAGCGAATTCAAAGTCAACCGCGACACCAACACCATCTGTATCACTTTATCCTTTGACGAGAAGGATACCCCTACCGTAGAACGCATCCTCAAACTTTATGATATGATGTGAGTTAGCAACCGCTAACTCGCGCCGGCCGTAACAAAATTGTAAAATTTAATATTTGACTTTTTCTAAAATTCATGCTATACTATGTATGTAAGATAAAGAAAGGGGTTTTAGGTAATGAAAAACGAACTGTGGATCGATGAGAAAACTGCTCAACTGGTACTGGATGCTATCGGTTGGTGTAACAAAGACTGGGTTGAAGCCATTGGTATGGATATGACCGATGACCAGATTATCGAGCAAACTCGACAAGACTTTGTGCGGTTCTGCGATGCTCGTGGCATCAGCGGCGTGGAAAAGCAGATAGAGTTAGGCTAATCTAACTCTGGCCGGCAAGAGTATTTTTCAGCCGGCCCGCCCATTGGAATACACTCCCCCACAGTAACATCTTATCACACTTTTGTCTACTTGTCAAGAGGCTAAATTGTTACAAAAGTGTTAAATTTTTATTAATTATACCAGAGATTCATGTCGTTCAAAGCGTAGGTGCTTCCACAGGCCTGGCTGTAATAAAAGGCGCCGGCCAGCTGGGACCGAAGATAAGCTGGGATAAGCTGCGACGGGCCAGCTGGGACGAGCTGGGAGCTGGGAAGTACAAATTTAATATTTGAGTATTAAAATCTAACATTTGACACGGAGCGGAATTTCTGTTATAATAAATATGAAAGAAGTAACCGGAAGGTTCTCTTTCCCTTCTTGTATTTTGTTTCGTTGAGAAGAGTCGGGCGTGCGCACTTGCCCGGCTCTTTTCGTATACCCAAAAATTGTATACAGTATACAAGCTTGACTTTTTGTTGAATTTATGGTATAATAAGAGGGGAAGTATAAGTATAAGGATAAAAAATAAAGGAGCGGTTATTCCGCTCCTTCTTTTGCCGCAACTAACATCAAGAACTAGTTGTCTTTTATCTCGGCATCGTGCCAAGTGCCGCTAATATAACAAGCCTACTGCTATTTTCCATCAATCATTTTTCTTTTCTATTCTACAGTATAGCCAACTGCGGGTAAACACTCTTTTAAGCTGTTCCAAGTCATAACCTTGGAACCATTTTTATTACCCTTGTCTAAGCTGGGAACTGCCATGTATTCCGCTAACGCACGACATTCCGCAATTGTAAGCCATCTATCTAAATAATTGATTGGCACAGCGCCGCAAAATGTTTTTAAATGCCGCTAGTAATTAAAGGTCTAACGAGCTGCTTGAATGCGGTCAGTAGTATCATAACTATCAATAATAACATTATCAAAGCGCTTATCTATAATATTAATTCCGCGGGCCAGCGCCTTATTAACTACTACAAAGTCGTATTCAATCGGTACCATACCAGTAGCTACAATACTATTATAAACGCGCATTTGTTCCGCGTCCATAGGCTTATCTTCATTATTAGGAGAATGAATTTCTATAGCTTTAAACCCTTGCCGCTAAGCTGCTAATACAATTCCTTTGTTCGGTTCTATATATGGAGAATAACACCAGAATGCCCGGCCAGGTTCAGGTACTAATTCCTTTACATGGTCTAGCACATTAGTGAAATAAATATCCGCCGCAATACGATATCCCGCATCTAATTTACCTTTATTTGATGCGCTCACTAAGCTGGAATAGAAAGCCCTCGCGCGCTCCGGAGAAGCTGAAAGACCAACACATAATATGCGGCCCTTATTAACAATTTGTTCCCATTCTCCAAGTAAAACTAGCGGCATATATTCTTTCTTACTAGAGTATTTCTAAATAACAGTAAGAATTTCCGCATTGGAAATCTCTTGGTCATGAGCATCTTTCTTCCGAGAATAGTCTGTCTTTCGCGCTTTCGCAAATGCCTACACGGCAAAATCAAAGATACTATCACATTCATCCCAGCATATAACATCTACTTCTTTTAGAAAGTCTAGGTGTCCCACAATCACATAAGCTCCAAGTCTCTAATAACACATGACGCCTATCTTTTCTATACTTTCGCCCCAAACGGTTGGATTTTCCCAGTATGTATCCGCATCAGTACATACATCGCCGTACTCTTTAATAATCTAATCCTTTAACGCAGTAGTATCCACTAAATATAATACTCTATTTAGTCGGTTATCGCGCGTAAAACGCTATAGATTATTTACAGCCCAATACGTTTTTCCAGTCCGTACGCCACAATCCACTATGTTATACATACCGCGTACGAAAAATAATTTTTTCTATTCAGCTAAATCTGTTACTGTAGTCATTAGACCACCTCCATCTTATATTAACATTATAACATGAAATTATACTTTTGTCAAGTATTTATTTCTTACGCTAATAGGTAGGAAATGTACTAGTAAGTTACGACATTTTTTATCATTTTTCAAGAATATTTTTATACTAAAAAAATTAGTATTTTTTCTACTACCCCCCTCCCCCCTATATAGGTAGTAAAAAAAATACTACTTTTTTCTGGCCTATATAATATATATATAATTATATATATAATTAAATAAATAATTAAAAAATTAATTATTTAAAAATAAAAATAAATATTTGACAAAAACTGAAATTTCGCGCACACACATCCCTAAACCTCCCCCTATACTCACCCTCCCCTTTACCCTTCCGGAACCCTAATATAGTACCCCTAGTCAGAAACAGAGCATCCCCTTTCCTTTCTTTATTTCTTCTTTTAACTGGCATAGAGGTGACAGAATTTCATTTCAAAATTGCCAAAAATTTTTCCCTCCGTATATGATTTTTTTCGCGCCCGAATCCTACCCGTCTATATGTCGCCGAGCACACTCGTAAAGCCTCGGCGTTCGCCTGCGGCGAACCCCTCGTTTTACGAGTCTCGGCGAATCAATGATTTGACAAATATGGAAATTTGAGTATAATAGAGGTATAGGAGGATAAATATGAGTTACTATTGCTTAAAAAATATGATTGAATGCGATAAATGCTTTTTTGAAGAGTTACTAATTAGGTATGATTATAAGATGATGGTATTAGACAGCGCCATTTGTGAAGCACTTAAACAAAATAAATTTAGTATTCCAATATGGTTAAATTCAGAGACAGAAGGATATGCGGAGTGGATGGAAATATTTGAGTTTTTTGATGGAAATGGATTGACGTATGAGTATAAAGATGGTAAGATTTACCGCGCGCACTTCAATTTACCTGCGGCAAAACGTCGTTGTATGACTTTTAAGAATATTTAATCCCGAAACTATACCCCTAAGGAGAATAAGTTATGAATTATTATATGTTTGATGAAATATTTGGATATTTGCGTAAACATATCTATGAATGCGTGCCAAGCTATGAAATTGATTTGTTTATTTACCAAGATAATGAACTCGCGAAAATGATATGTAGAGCTGATGTTGGTGGTTCAGTAGAGATAAGGAATGCATGGAATATTAAAGTGCGCCGTTTCCTTGAAATGATTGATGGAGATAGTGATTTTAATATTCAATGGAAACAAGGTTTTATGGAAGGCGAAATTGCGTGCCGCATCCAATTAAAATCAGATATTTGACTTTCGATAATTGCTTGTGCTATAATAAGAATAGGAAATATTATAGTAGAAGTGAGCGTTATGAAAGTATATGTTATAGATGTATATAAAAAGTATATGAGATAGGGAAATGAAATTAGTGTACATTGGGTGCGCGGGCGCCCTTATTGTATTCGAGAAGTAGAAATGGATTGGGGAATTCCTCAAGTAGATAATAATAAAATGGAGGAATAGATTCCGCCGCAAGCATTTAGCGTGTTTGAAAACTATAATGCGGCGGTTGCTTATATAAAAGATATGTAGAAGCTAAATGGAGGTATACAATGACAGTTAAAGAAAGAAATGCCTCTGATTATATAGTCATGAGTTTATTGATGGATATAAAGTTTTGGCCTGAAGTTTTTAGTACGTATTCTGCGTATTTTGTAAAAATATATGAAAGTATGAAAAAGACTGGTAGCTTGCGGTGGCCTATATTATCATTTCCTAACGAAGTATATGACTTTTTGGACGGAAATGGATTTATGTATGATGTAGATGGAGATTTCGTAACTATTAGGAGAATGGAATGAAAATTTTGTATGATAGATATTATGGTATGATTGCGCGATGTAATGCTTGCGGCTGCTTAATAGGATTTGACCCAGATGATGTGAATAGTAGTCAGAATATTAAGTGCCCAAAGTGTGGATTCGTAATTTGGGTACCATTCAATCCTACATATGATGGAGTAATTAGAGAGGAAAATAAGAATGTCAACAACGATAGATAAAGATTCAATAACATCAATGATAGATAAAAAATTACCAACATTTCCAGATGGAGACTGGTATAAACTTGGCGGCCTAGTTTCTACCCCGTCAATTACCTGGACTTCTTCCACAACAGATTGCTGTTCATCTTTCGGGCCTATTACTTTTACAAACCCTATGACAGAAAAAATAGATAAGATTGAAAACCACATAGATGGACTTGAGCGTCACATAGATGAGCTTGAAGAAGATATAGAATTTTTTGAGGATAAGAGAGTAGCGACCGAAAGTAAAGTAGGTGATATTTTACATTATGTAAATGATGTTAAAGATGAAAGCTATGCGCGTATCAATAACTTACAAGTAATGGTAGAAAATCTTATTACAGATAACTATGAATTGCGGACGCGCCTAACCGAATTAGAGAAGAAATTAAAAATTTGACTTTTAATAAATTTATGGTATACTAATTATAGAATAAAAATAGGGAGTGATTATTTAATGAAGGTATACAATATCCTATCCTTTAAGGTACCCCCTCTAATGGTGATTATATGTTAACAATGTTTACTGCGCTTGAAGCGCGCGCAACAGCTTATCTCGTATTGCCCGCTGATTATTCTATCTACCAGCACATTGAGGTTAGGATTATAGATAGTGTTCAACACGGTGGTACTTCAATATTATACGCAGGCGCAATTACGCGCCCTGTAATAGACGCTTTACGGGCGCTTGGTTATGAAGTAACCGTACTTAAATTTAGCGAAACCGATGAATCAATAACAAGGATAGATTGGACTAATATAATGTGCCCGGACAGTCTAGTCTGCCCAAAGGAGGTAAGGAATGGACAAACAAAGGTTAGTACGTGACATAGAGTATGTTAACGGCGGGATTCATGCCCTTAGCTCACTAATGAATTTAGATAGAGACTATGAACGTAGATATGTAGGACTATTTGAAGAATGGAATAATATCCTTGACAATGTAGCAACACAACTGAGTAGAGAAAACGAAGAACTAAGTGTGGAGGACGAAGAAAATGCCTAAAGATTTACATGAACTCGCAGAATTTATCGCTAAGCGCGATAACATTAGTGTGTATGAAGCAGAGCAGATGATTGCTATCTGCCAGCTTGATATGGAACAAGCCTTTTATAATGGAGATTTAGATTTCTCTGAAGGTATTATGATTGATGAATTAGGATTAGACCATAAATATTTTAGCCTATTTATTAATTGAGGTGATAATATGAGCCTTAATGAATTAACTTATTATCCGCATAGCAAAAGGTATTATCTCACTCATCCTTGGAAAATCTTTAAACAAATGTATCGTAATTGTCGCGCCGGATGGCTTCGCGCAACAAGAGGCTACAGTTATGGTGACAAGTGGGACATGGATACTTGGTTCCTTGAGATAATTCCTAATATGCTGGATGACCTTGCTGATACAGGATGTAGTTATCCTGGTACTCCTGAATTTCCAACACATGAGAGTTGGAAGGAATACCTTCATAAACTCGCTTCTGACTTACGTCTTTGTACTGAAGACGCGGCGGATGGATTAAATGAGTATTACGATGATTTTGTAAATAATCTTAAACTCGAGTCTCTTCATATAAAAGACGAAAATGGCAATATCGTTACTCGTTTAGATGAAAGTCCCGAGCACAAAGAGCTTTCCCGTAAATATTTTGATAGATGTAAAGAGATAAGTGAAGAACAGGAAGCTATCCGAGAAGAAGCATTCGCGCGCCTAGCCCATATTTTACCTACTTTATGGGATTGAAGGTGATATAATGGTAGCTAAATTAGAAGGACCTATCTTTGGCCCGTATAGGTGTAGCAATTGTAAGATGGGACAACCAAATAAAAACCTTAAAAGCAATTGTATATTCTGCGGAAATCTATTTACGAATTATGAAGATATAATAATTGAAGAAGATAAAGAACGCTTTCTTTTAAATATAAAGGAGGGAGATAAAAATGAAGGTAACCTTTAAAGAAGAAATTGAAAACAAATGGGCATATAACCCAAAGAAATATTGTACTTGCGGCGCGCATGAATTTGATATTGTCCAGCAACTGTCGCCGCTGATTGACCTTCCATGGTCTGTAAGATGTCCACAGTGTGGTCTATCAACTAAACAGTATATGGATAAAAAATCTGCTATGTTAGCGTGGGAGAGTGGTAACTATGCCGATTGATGGTGTGCTAGTACTTAATGAATATACAAACTCCTATGTAGGTGTAGGAATTGTACTTAGTATTTTAGCTCTCGCAGCGTTCATAGCTGGAATTTGGGCACTTGTTGTTACCATTAAAGAAAAAGAGACTCCACTATTATGGATTACTTTAAGTATGTTCATTTTAGGGATTGCGGCAGGCGCAGGTGCGGTTGATAGATGTACTACACAGCATCATTATTACCAAGTAATGATTAGTGATACTGTTCCTTTTGTAGAAATAGAAAAGAATTTTGAAGTACATAGTCATGATGGTCAAATTTATACATTAATAGAAAGGACGAAATGATATGAACGAAAACACTCTATTGTATAAAGCCCTTCAAATGCCCGCGCGTTTTCTACCTATTATGGTTTTATTATGGATAGGAGTAATTGTTGGTCTTATTTATCTAATGGTGGTGATTTGATGCACGTTAAATGTCCTAATTGCGGCGAATCATATTATGCCGTAAAATATAGCACTCGTACTGCTATGTATTTTCCCGCGATATATAAAGATGGAATAAATTAGAATCCAGATGGTAATATTACTACCACACAATGTGAATGTATTAATTGCCATTATATGTTCTCTTACAGGGAACGCTATGGTAAAGTATTAGATGTAACATTAGGAGAAAAAGTGAACCCAGATTGGGCAATAAATGATTTTTCAAATAGTAGCATTACCGTGCCGACTACTGAAACAATTACAATTACGCAAGAAGACTCGCGTAATGCGGAGATTGAGCGGCTAAAGAGAGAAATAGAATCTCTTAAAGATAGGCTAGCTGAAGTTCAAGCTAATCCTCAATGGCATATGGAGATGCGTCTATAATGTTTAATTGGTTGAAACAATTGCTTTGTCATCATTGCTGGATGGTCGTTTATGTTATGGCTGACCGCCGCAGATGTGTATGTAGAAAATGTGGAAAAGTGAAGTGGCAAAAACTTTTTACTTGACTTTTAGTATAATTTAAATTATAATTATTATAGTAAAAGAGAGGAGAGTATTAAATGAATGAAGATAGGTTAGCCGAAATTCTAGTAGTGTTGATAATCATTGCGGTATTTGTACTGAAACTTACAAATGTAATTAACGTATCGTGGTGGATTATCTTTTCGCCGCTACTATTTCTACTTGGACTTGGATGTATTATGGCTATCGCTTTAACTATTGCTTTTATTATTAGTTTATGTAAAGGAGAAAAATAAAATGGGTATCACAAAAATTCACCGAAAAAAATTGTAAGTTTATCGTAAAGCCAGAAGACCGCATGGTACTATGTATCATTGAAGGTGATTATGTACAAGACATGCTGCTTGATTATATCAATGAATATAGTTGTGGCACCGCAATCGAATTCTGGCCTAATAGCTATAAGATTCGGAAGCAATTTGAGCTTCCTCGTAGTTTCGTTGGTAAAGCAGTTTGCTCTACAGATGACGAATGGAATGAAGAACTGGGTCGCAAGATTGCGTATTCGCGCGCAAAGAACAAGGTATACAATAGCTTCTATAAGCGGGCAAACAGTTTTGTAAACACAGTTGATAGGGTTCTGAATGGTATGGTTACTGACCTAAATTCTTTTGGTAAGAACCTTGATTCTCAAAAGGAGAGCCTTGAACAGCATATTGATAAACTACTTCAGAAAGATGAATAAAAAAATAAAAGGGACTCTTAATAGAGTCCCTTTTCTAATGCCCTCATTGCGGTTTCTACACGCACTTTAACTTCCTATAGTACCTTGCGCGCATAGGTTTCATCATCATTCCCATAATCTTCTTTAAGTACTGTGCCTGGATAATAAAAATTAAGAATATCTAAATAAGAATATCCATGCTCAGCCGCATATATTGCGCCCCTCTAACTCATTCCTACGCCATGACCACTTTTTCCTTTTGCGCTGGCGGCATCCCAGGGGTCGTCTTGCGCAATTAAATATGGACGATTACCTCCCCATCTTTCTTTTGCTGATACTGTGCGGCCACCATTACTATCTGTGTAAACGGTTCCCGCAATATCGTCATTATATGTCAATACTTCACCAACTGTTGCTTCAGCACCCTAGTTGGCGATTTTATAATTATTTCGATTTAAGCGGCAGGCTTGCGCAGTAGAGGAACTATCTGATATTGTTCTCCCATTAAGTACCCCCTATGTTATAGCATAACTGCGCGCGGCAACTGCCTACGCTTTACATGCCTCTATTGGCGCATTTCCTACTTCAGATGCGACAACACGTTTAATATAATCTTCAAATTCTATTTCATAAATAGTATCTTTCTCGCATCCTAAAACTTTCATATTTTCAGCGGTTGTGATTTTTAATTTGATTTTCACAGGAACCACCTCCTCAATTTTAAGTAATTTTACTATTTGACAGTTAGTATAAATTTCGGTATAATATACTTATGAAAGGAGAATACATATGAGTAATATAGACAAATTAAGAGAAGCAACTAAATCGTGTGAAATTAAATCTTTTATGAAATTATTACTTGAATGTGTAATGGATGGCACTATTAAAAAAATTGAAATTGATGGCACGATATATGAAATATACGCAGATATTTTGGAGACAAGAGAATGACATACGAAGAGAAATTAAAGAAATATAAGGATGAAGGCAAGATTGCTGCCACTTTACTTGAACCGATTGATTATTATAGATTTATACGCGATGGTGCTATGTCATCTATTAGATATAAAAGGACCAATGGATATGATGAAATATATGAACTTCATTGTCATATTACTTATCCATTATTGAAATGTTTAAATAATATATACGCAGCAGAACAACACCTTACCATTGCGGAAATCAATGAATTTATTATAACAATGATTAAAGAATCACAAGAACCTCATTATATGCTACTTGAAGATAAATATTATGAATTGGAGCTTGACCCAATAGAAGTGTATGAATAAGAGATATTTTAAATTTGCGCGCGAAGCGGCCATGTTAGCGACTTATCGTGGTACTCGTTGCGCGCCGAAAATAGGTATAGTCGCAGTTTATAAAGGTAGTATCATTGGTACTGCGTATAACACTAATAAAACTAGCCCGCTCCAAGCCCGGTATAATGTATATCGTTTCCGCGATGACACTCCCGATAAAATTCATGCGGAAACCGCACTTATTCAAAAGATAAGATGGAAGTTTGGAGATAGTTTGGAATGGAATAAGGTAGAATTGTATTTGTATCGTGAATATAAAGATGGTTCTCTTGCGCCGTCCGCGCCTTGCGCCAGTTGCGAGCGTATGCTTCGTGATATTGGCATTAAAAAAGTACATTGTACTACTGAAAATGGATTCATTTCTATAAAATATAAATAAGTAATTTTTCTTTAGCAAAAATAAAAAGATGTAGTTGTATCGGAGTTAAACCACTATTGTTATAGAGAAATAGCTTTCTTCAAGGAGCATGAAAATGCTCCTTTTTAATTTTGAGAAAAAGGAGGTAAAACCAATATGGCGTATAGGACTCATACTTGGGTTGTACGTGAACCGATAACCCAAGAAAAGATGAATAACATCCAAGAAGGCATCGATGAGGCACATGCTCAATTTAGTGCTATATCTACTTTAGACGCTCGTTTAGATAAAATAGACGGTGGTTCGGCATTAACAACTGCTACGACTTTAAAACAATAGGTAGATAAAGCATTAAGTGATGCGAGTGACGCTCTAAGTGGCTTGAGCACGGTTTCATCGAATGCTAATGACGGCGCGACCGCATGGGCACAGATTTAGGCTGCGCTATAGTATGAAACAGCACAAGGTGGTTCTTCTTCATATAATGATTTAGATGACCGTCTTGATACTATGGAAGGCAAAACGGCGGAAGCAAGAAATGCTGCGGAAGAAGCAAAAGATTGGATTGAAGCTGCTTATGTCGTAGGCACCATTCTAAAAAATGGTTCGAACGTGGTTGCGACATCTTTAGCAGAAAAGATTACTGACATTGATAGGAAAATTAGAGACGCATAGACCACTGCTTCTAATACTTCTGCTCATGTCACTGATAACCATATGCTAGAACGTTTAAATCGTTTAGATGCTAATGAGGATATTTCTGACGCTCCATATCAAATGAGTGTACCAGATATTATTACTGAGTTAAAAGACGCTCGTGGTAAAAATAAAACTGGCGGTAATAACCTATCATTAAATGCTCGTTTAGATTTTATTGATGGCGGCGGTAATGCACCTTCACGTACTTTACCAAATATCATTACAGAAATTGATAATGCACACCGTGATGGCGTAACGGACGACACATTAGATAAACGTTTAGATGATATTGATAATGTTGGTAGTAATGCTAATCAAACTCATTTATATCGTATTACATAGTTAGAGTCTGAAATATCTGGCGCTCGTAATGGCGCGGCTGATTTAGATGCGCGTCTAGACGGTATTGATACTACTGTAAGCCAAAAAGTACCACAGTCCGATATTGAAAAAAACCTTACTCATGGTACTGACGATAATAAAGTATTACAAGCACGTCAAGGTAAATTGCTAAAAGATATGATTGGCGATGGGTTCAGTGATTAGAATACAATTACTACTCACATCAGTAGTATTGAAAGTGACTTAAATACTGCTAGTACAGGCCTTAAAGCGCGTATAACAGCTCTTGAAACTGAAGTCGATATGACTAGCGCGAATAGTCGTATTGACATAGTTGAAACCGAGATTGGTAATGCGCATCGTACTTTATCAAGTGGTACTGATACATTAGATAATCGTTTTGATGATATCGAAAGCCGTGCTACTTAGTTAGAGACCGATGTAAGTACGATCGCGGGCGAATTAGGTATGATAAACAGTGGTGTTATTGCTGATACTAATACTAAAATTGATAAATTAGAAGCAGATGTACAAACATTTGCTACTGAATTATCTATGTCTCGTGACGAAAATGGTGCTTTAATTGACACTAATACACGTATTGACCAGTTAGCATATGATATTTCTCATACCGCAACCATAGATGACAATACTGCTGGTCTATCTTAGCATATAAATGCTATTGAATCTGATTTAAATACGGCAACTACTGGTCTTAAGGCTAGAGTTACTACGTTAGAATCTGATTTAAATACTGCCGAAACTGGTATAAAGGCTAAGGTCGCTACTTTAGAAAATGTTGTCAATGATGCTACTACTGGTTTAGCAGCAACTAAAGCTATTGCTGATGGGGCCGCAAGCGATTTGACTGCACTGGCAGGAAGAGTTACTACTCTAGAAGGTAAAGATACTATTGTGGTGTCAAAACCTGTTAGTGGTAGTAATTTTACTGAAGGCATTCCTAATATAGTTAGTCCAAGTACAACGGCAGATTATTTGATTCAAGCGGATGATGATAAATATTATTATTGGCGTTATATCGATTCTACTACTGGTTGGCAACTAATTAGTGGAGCGGGCGGCGGTGGTTCTGGCAATACTTCTGGATATGATTTAACTCCTGCTGAATATGAAGCTCTTGACGGTACTTATTCAGAAAATACAGATTACTATGTAAGCGAGGCTGATGGAGTGCATCACTACCGCTATATAATGGTAGAGGATGCTGAAAGCGGTGAAGATGTATTAACAGAAATTGAAATCGGCAGAGTAATTAGTACTAGTAATATTAAGAAGTATAATATGGCCCGCGTTGATACTACAAGAGTTAATAGTGAAACTAATCAAGAAGAAGACGTTTCATATTTAAATCTATATGAATTTGATTATGGCGCAGATAATACTATTATTGATACAGAGTCAGCTTCCATGCACTTACGGGCACAAATTGAATTACCTAAAGGTGGTGGAGGGACAACTTCTAATGCTGTTAATACATTAATAAGATTAGGTAATCAAAGTATTTAGACAATTGTTGGAAGCACTATTAAACTTCGTATTTTCTACTCTTCTTGGGAAGGCGCGGAATCAAATGACGGAACTTATACATTAAAATCAGGAAGTCTTACAATTGACAGCGGAACATTTAATAGTGGCGCTAGTGATGCGGTTCCTGCTAATTGGGTTATTGTAGACAACGCAACCTTTAATAATGATGCCCCAGTTATTGCTAATCCAGATTCTAATAAATTATACATTATTTATGAAGAAAACGGATATAATACTTGGACTTATAGTGATAATACATGGTCTAGTACTCCTGGCGCTCCAGCAGGTTTCTATGAATTTGATGTAAGTAGTTATTGTAGGACTGGCGTGAATAGCTTTACCCTTTCTGTAAATGTTAATAATACTCCTCTAGGTAAAACTTGGAGTGTAGATATTAAAGACTTACGGTTGGAATCTGAAGCGCCAGAAACATTATTAATTAATTCTACTAATTCTTATAGCTTTGGTTATACACCTTTTGGCGCATTAAGTAAGAGACTTCATGTATTAGTTGATAATGTAGAACTACCATATCAAGATTTACCAAGCACTACTTCTGGTCGTCCTAATAATTATACTATTCCTGCTTAGGCGCACGGCGCACATACAATTGAAATGTATTTAACCGCGACTATTGGTGGTGTTGAATAGCGTACTTCTAGTATTATTCGTGAATATATTTGGTATGATGCTACAGATACAGAGACTCCTGTTATTGTTGCTTCTCCTTATAATGGTCAAACAATTACTGCTCAGTAGTATTCTACCATTGAGATTCCTTATCAAGTATATAAGAAAAATGCTTCAAGTATTACAGTATACTATTATTTAGATGATTCTGAAACCGCGTTTGACTAGGTTACTTTAGACGGAGTAAACACTGGTAAACTTTCCTATTTAGCTTCTACTAGTGGCTCTCATACAATAACTATTAAAGTAGATGAAGTTTCTGTAACAGTTAACCTAGCTATTACTCAACTTAACATTAACGTAGCTCCTATTTCTGGCGCAATTATTGATTTTGATCCAACTAGTTTAACAAATAGTTCAACTAATCGTTTACCAACGTGGTCTTCCGGTGGGACAACATATGCTCTTACCACTTCTGATAATTTTAACTGGTCTGATGATCCAAATGGCGGTGGTTATAAAGAAGATGAAGATGGTAAATGTTTTGTAATCAAAGCAGGTTCTTATGTTGACTTAAATTATAAAATGTTCCCAACCACTAGCGGCAAGAGCGCAGTATTTGACTCTGGCGCAGAAATGAAGATTATCTTTAAAACTGCGGCAGTTCGTGATATTAATGCAGTATGGTTTACTAATGTTGGGCAATTAACCGAAAAAAATGTTGGTATTCAATTAGGTACTCATGTTGGTTGGTTAAAAACCGATAAAGCCAGTGATACTACCAGTTCTACTAGCGGCACAGAATATGATGCTTGGGAAGCAAATACAGCTTATATTGTAAATGATATTGTTGTTGTAGATGATACTATTTATAAATGTGTTACAGCTCATACTAGTGGAGAAGAGTTTGTTGAAGATGACTGGCTATCAGTTGGTAAAATTGATACTGAAGTATTAGCAACCAACTCTTATCTATACTTCCCATATTCAGAAAATGATAAAATTGAATTGGATATTAATATTAATAAGTATGACGCAGCTGCGAAGAACAACTTTATTATGTCTTATGAAGATGGTGTTCCAAGTAAAGCGTATTCATACACTTATGGCGCAAGTGGTGATGGATTACGTCATCCATCTGGATCTGAAGCTACAATTCGCATCGGTTCTAATGATTGTGATGTGTATATCTATCGTTTACGTATCTATGATAAGTCATTAGAAACAGACGAAATCTTACAAAACTTTATTGCTGATGGACGCAATATTGATGAAAAGATTAGCCGCTATAATAGAAACTGTATTTATTGGGATTCTACTCAACAGCAGTATTTTACTTCTCCTTCTGCGACCGCAGTATTAGATCCTATTAAATTAGCAGAACGTATTCCTAACGTTAAAGTGTTAATGTTAGACACGCCTGTATTTACAGTTGGTAAAAAGAATTTCGTCAAAGATTCTACATTGAGATGTATCCACGCGAGTGGTGGTGATATATATGCTTCTCGTGGTGATGCAGATAACTGGTTCTTCCAAAATGGTTTCCATTCTGGTCAAGGCACAACATCTGATAATTATGGTCAGAGCGCGCGCAATGTTGACTTCTTATTTGAAGCTGACGGTGTAAATTATCCAACTAAAGCAAAGAATATGAAGGGATATAAGCCAGAAGATTTCCCAGATTATAAATCCTCGGTTATTGTAGGTGAAAATGGTACTAAATGGGATACCACAACTGAAACTTGGATACCGACTACAATTTATGAAAATGGCGAATGGGTAGCTAATGAAGACATTCTAACTACTGCAGAACTTCAAACATGGACAGCTCATCAGCCAGATGTATGTCAGGACTGGAAAGGTGACCATTGTAAGGTTGGATTAACAGAAAGTTCTGTACCAAACAATTATTTTAATTTAAAAGTTAATGTAGCATCTTCTGAAAATGTTAATAATGCATTATTCTAGAAACGTTATAATGACTTTATTACTTCTATTTATAATTCTCCAGCTAATGTAGCGTAGAAAGCAAAGCATAACTATCCAAACGCCAACAAGATATTTGTTAAAAATGGTATGGAATTCGTTCCTGCTGTTTTATTCTTGCGCGAAAACAGTCAAAGTGAAGCGCATACTGAATTCAATGATACCAAATGGCATTTCTATGCACTAGGTAATATTGGTGACTCTAAAAAGACTGACTATACTCGTGCTTATGACCCAGATGATATGAATGAATTTACTTGCGAAAACTCTGATAACAATACCAATAACGGCCAGTTCTAGTCTGGTGTATTTATGTATCAAGGGACTCAACGCGCAGTTGAAACTAGTTATAGCGAATGGGTAAATAATAAAGCTTATAATGAAAATGATATTGTTACTAAAGAAGGTCATATTTATAAGCGGACAGGCGCAAGTCAAGCCGCTCTTGGAGAAAATGAAACATATACTTGGACTGCTGGAGATTGGACAGATGTTACTCCATCAACTACTGGTACTATTTATTATGCACCTCGTACTTCTCCAAATCCGATGGATTATATTTATCCAATTACTTCTGAAGAATGGAACGTATAGCTAGGTGGAGCATATGTAAATTACAAGCATCAGGCGTTAGTAACTGAAAAGTTTGATGGTAAGCATTCTTTTGAATTCCGTTATGGATGTAAAGGTGATTATCGCGATGGCGATTTAATCAATGATACAAATGGTAATTCTACAATTTCCAATGGCGAAGGCGGATACAAGACTAACGATGACATTCAATATGATTTGAATCATGATGTAATGTTAGCTTTCTATGAGTGGTTAATTACTTCTACAAATGAACAATATGTCGCCGAGGCAAGACAATGGTTTGTTCCAGAAGCAATGGAATTCTTCTACGCATTTACTCATTATTATACAATGATGGATAACCGCGCGAAAAATACATTCTGGCATTTCGCAAAAACCGGAAAACGTCGTTTAGTTACTCGTCCAGTTGAGGCTTTATATCATGTATATGAAGTGGCGGACGGAACAGTAACGACAGACGCTGATGGAGTATGCACCGGTACATTTGTAGAACCGACTGGTGCGTTTGATCCGTCTGGAATATATTATACATAGTATGCTTTCGACCTTTGGGTATATGACTGTGATACTGCTGTTGGTATTGATAATAATGGCGCGCTAGTATTCCCATATGGTAAAGAAGATGGTGATTATCGTGTTAAGGATACTCCTTCTTCTGGCTATGCATTTAATGGTGCGGGTTCAATTTTCTGGCGTCGTTTAAAAACAACGTTTGAAAGTGATATCGCTGATATTATGAACACAGCAGATGCAGCTTGTTTTAATTCTGAAAACTTAATTGAACAATTTGATAGTTTTTAGAGTTGCTTCCCAGAAGAAATCTGGCGTCTGGATATTGAACGTAAATATTTACGTACATTTACTGGTAAATCAATTGATAATTCAGTTACCGCAGGTAAACAGAATCCTCGCTTCTTAACTTCTATGATGCAAGGTCGTAAGAAGTATCAACGTCGTCAATGGATTCGTGATTAGGGCGTCTATTTCAATAGTAAATATAGATTAACTGATATTACCGCGAACGGAAATACAATTGAATTTAATGTTATTACTCCAGCAAATCCGGAACAACTTGCTGTAACTCCTAGTTATTTATTAAAACTCACTCCATATCAAGATATGTACTTAAATGTACAAGTGGGTAATGGTAACTATCAAGAACAAATTCGTGCTGAAGCGGGTCATGAATATACTTATAATCTCGCGGCAAATACTAGTGGTAATTTCCAAGAGACTCGTATTTATATTAATGG